GACAAGTACAATTAAAGTAAATAAAATAGAAAAAGAAAGCGGATCAACACTTACATTAGGTGGACCAAGTACAGCCGTAACTTTAGCTTGTGGTGCAACACAGACAGGATTCGGTAGAACAGGCACAGTTGATTGGTGTACAACAGCAAAGACGTCACCTTTCGCAGCAGTATCAGGCGATGGATTTTTTGTAAACACAACATGTGGAGCTGTTACAGTTACTCTTCCAAGCTCTCCTTCTCAAGGAGATATAGTTGCATTTAAAGATTATGCAGGTACTTGGGATTCTAATGGATTAACAATTTGTAGAAACGGTTCAAAAATTAATGGTGCATGTTTTAATGCAACTTTAGGCACACAAGGACAATCAATAACTTTAATTTATGTTGATGGAACAAAAGGTTGGCAGGATATACAGGATTCAACTTCAGACGTAACAGGAGCTAGTTTTATAAGTGCAACAGGTGGAGTTATAACTACTTCTGGTAGTTTTAAAATTCATACATTTAATTCAAGTGGTACTTTTTGTGTTTCATCACTTTCACCTGTTTCAGCAAACAACGAAGTTTCTTACATGGTTGTAGCTGGTGGTGGTTCAGGTGCACCGTCACAGGGTTGTGTAGGTACATCAGGCGGAGGAGCAGGTGGTTTTAGAGAGGGTAAATCATCCGTTGATTCTTATACTGCTAGTCCAATAGTAGCACCAGCAGGAATAACTGTAACTGTTCAAGGATACCCTATAACAGTAGGAGCAGGCGGAACAGCAGGTGCAGTATCAACTCCACAATCAAAAGGTGTAAATGGTAGTAATTCAACTTTTTCAACAATAACAAGTGCTGGAGGAGGATTTGGCGCAGGTGGTGGTAATCCTAGTGCAGGTGCATCATTTTCAGGAGGACCAGGTGGTTCAGGTGGTGGTGGAGGAACTTGTCTAAACGCTGGTAATTCTGCTGATCCTGCAGGCACAGGTAATACTCCCCCAGTAAGTCCAGCACAAGGGACAAATGGTGGAACAGGCGCTGCCTGTGGTTCATATAATGGAGGTGGTGGAGGTGGTGCAACAGTTGCAGGTACAAATGGAACACAACCAGGAGGTTGTGGTGGTGCAGGAGCAACAACAGAAATTACAGCAAGTCCAGTAGCTTATGCTGGTGGAGGTGGAGGTGGAAATAGTCCATCTTTTGCATCCTCAGGAGGTACTGGTGGTGGAGCAAACGGTGCTACAAGATCATCAGGAGCTGTTGCTAATGCTGGAACTGCAAATAAAGGTGGTGGTGGTGCAGGTTCAAGTGGAACGCCATCAAATACAGCAGGTGGATTAGGTGGTTCAGGTGTTGTGGTAATAAGATATAAATATCAATAGTTGAAATAGGTTTAAAAATATAATATAAGGAGAACATTATGGCACATTACGCAAAACTAGGAGCAAACAATAAAGTTATCGCAGTAGAAGTTGTAGCTGATAAAGATTGTCAAAATGCTGATGGTATTGAAGATGAAGAAGTAGGTAGACAGTTTTTGGAAAGAATCCACAGCTGGCCTTTATGGAAAAAAACATCTTATAATACAATGGGCGGACAACATAAATTAGGCGGAACACCTTTAAGGGGTAACTACGCAGGTATAGGTATGATTTATGATGAAGACAATGATTTGTTTTTAGTTAAAAAACCTTACGCTAGTTGGGTCTTAAATACATCAGAAGCAAGATGGCAATCACCAGTAGGTGATGCACCAGCACTATCTGAAGAAGAAAAAGGCACGCATTATTATGCGTGGAATGAATCTACAGGTGCTTGGGATAAAGTAGCTATATAATCATATTGACATTTTAATTAAATTTAATTACATACTAAATAGGTATGCACAAGAAAGTATTAACAGAAGTTGACTTATATTACGGTGAAGTGGCTATGCCAAAAGGCTTTGAAATTGATCGTAATAAAATAAAAAATGATATCTTAAAATCATTTGTTACTTCAGATAGAATAAATAATAATCCTCAATCTTATTCTTATAAAGATTACAAAGTGCCTTTCTCTCAACCATTACAATGGATGCAAGATTACATTAGAGATCATTGGAAAGTAGAATATCATTTTACATTAGTGCCAAAAAATATGCATGGTAAAATTTTACATCCCAAAGAACAATCTGTTTTAATGCATTCTGTAGATCCAGTTGATTTAAGAAATTCACCAGACTATACACTTATATATGGTGTAGATGTAGAATCAGACTCATGTGAGTGTATTATTGAATATGATGATAACAGAAGAAAAAATAGAACTTGGCATATACCAATTCAAAACAATCATTTTATTATGTTTCCTGCTACACAAAGATATATGATTACAGAAAATACATCTAATAAATTAAATACAATTTTGGTTATAAATTATGAATACATTTGATTTTATAGAAGTTTATAAATTTCCTCCTCACTTATGTGATAATTTTATAGAATATCATAAAAACAACACAGAATATAAACAAAAGGGTAAAGTTGGTAATGGTAATATAAGAAAAGATATTAAACAATCTACTGATGTAATTTTTTTTAATCCAGTAAATGTAAAGTTTATAAAAGATTTTTTTGATTTACTTACAAAAGCTCTTATACATTATACAGATAAATATAAAGTTTCAGTAAATTTAAAAACTCAAGACCATCATTTTATTCAACATTACAAAAAGAAAGAAGGATTTTATCAAACTCATTATGAAAGAATGAGCAGAGACGCTGCTCCACGAGATATAGTTTACATGTTATATTGTAATGATGTTAAAGAAGGAGGAACTAATTTTCCATTTCAAAACAAAAAACTTGATTGTATAAAAGGGGATCTGGTCTTATGGCCTGCTCACTTTACACATCCTCATCATGGAGTGATATCAAAAGACGAAGAAAAATATATTGTAACAGGATGGTTTGAAATAAAATGAATATAACTAATTACTATTGGTACTTTCAATCTGTTGTTCCCGAAAGAATATGCGATATGATTGTACAATATGGCAAAGCTGAAAAACAAAGAGAGATCATGGCCATTACAGGTGGCTTTGGTAGAGATAGAGATTTAAATAAAAATCCTCTTAACAAAGATGAAATAAAAGATTTACAAAAGAAAAGAGATTCAAATGTTATATGGATGAATGATAGGTGGATATATAAAGAAATTCAACCTTACGTTAAAATGGCAAATGCAAACGCTGGTTGGAACTTTGACTGGGATTGGTCAGAGTCTTGTCAGTTTACCATATATAAAAAAGGTCAATACTATGACTGGCATTGTGATAGTTGGGATAAACCTTATGTAACTAATGATATAACAAATGGAAAGATTAGAAAATTATCTGTAACCGTAACGTTAACAGATCCAAAAGAATACAAAGGTGGAGAGTTAGAGTTTGATTTTAGGAATTTAGATCCTGATAAAAAACCTAATTTAAGAACGTGTACGGAAATATTACCAAAAGGCTCTTTGGTTGTGTTCCCTTCATTTGTATGGCATAGAGTCAAACCAGTAACCAAAGGAGAAAGGAATAGTCTAGTAATATGGAATCTAGGTTATCCATTTAAATAATATGAATAATATAAAACAAGGTGGAAGTAGCACACCGCAAAAACCAGAAGGACATGTAGATTTTAAATCTGCATTTTATTTTCAAACACCAATATGGATTGCAGAAGCACCAATGTTTTTAAAAAATGCAATTAAAGTAACAAATAAATATATTAAAAAAGGAGAAAAACTTGTAAGGGATAAATTAAAAAATGAACCACAATGGAAAAAAGATATAGGAACGTTTGGTTTATCTTATCATAGTGAAAGTTTTTCACACGATCCTAAAGTTCAAGAGTTAGTTCAATTCATAGGACAACGATCTTATGAGTTTTTAGATTGGCAAGGTTTTGATTTGAGAAACCATAGTTTACATTTTACAGAATTTTGGGTGCAAGAGTTTAGTGAAAAAGGTGGAGGACATCATTCAACTCATACACATTGGAATCAACACGTATCAGGATTTTATTTTTTAAAATGCTCAGATAAAACATCTTACCCTATATTTCATGAACCAAGACCCGGTGCAGAAATGACAAAGTTACCTTTAAAAAATCAATCACAAATTACGATGGGTACAAATCAAGTGCATTACAAACCTAAACCAGGAACGATGATTATCTTTCCAGGTTATGTTCCACATGAATATGCAGTAGATCCGGGTTTAGAACCTTTTAGATTTATACATTTTAATATTAAAGCTGTTGAAACATCAATATCAAAAGAAAGGAGTATAAAAAATGAGCTTCAAAAAAAATAAATATATAGTTATTAAAGAAGCTGTACCAAAAGAGATAGCAACATTCGTATACAATTATTTTTTAATGAAACGACAAGTTGCTAGAACTTTATTTGATGAAAGATACATATCTCAATTTACAGAGGAATGGGGAACGTGGGCAGACGCACAAGTTCCAAATACATATTCTCACTATGCAGATATAGCTATGGAAACTTTGTTGATGAGAACTCTACCTATTATGGAGAAGAAAACAGGACTTAAATTAAATCCAACTTATTCATATGCAAGAATATATAAAGCCGGTGATATATTACATAGACATAAAGATAGATTTAGTTGTGAGATATCTACAACCTTAAACCTTGGAGGAGATCCTTGGCCTATACATTTAGAGCCAAAGAAAAATGTAGGTGTGCCAGATGGTAAAAAGATAACTGTATCTAGTGATAACAAAGGCATTTTAGTTAATTTGAAACCTGGAGACATGTTAGTTTATAGAGGTATGGAGCTAGAACATTGGAGAGAAGAGTTCCAAGGAGATAACTGCGCTCAGGTTTTTCTTCATTATAATGATCAAAAATCTAAAAATGCGGATCAAAATATATACGACACAAGACGTCATTTAGGACTTCCAAGTTGGTTTAAAAAGTAATATAGTCTTTAAATGGGGACAGTGAATCCACCACATACCTCACTGTCTCCTTTTAAGGATTATTTATGAGTTTAGGATTTGACGCAATATCAGCATTACCATTTGCTACATCAGGACCCGATTCAGATGTACTAGTATCAACTACTGGTAACGCATTAACTATTACTATTGGTAGTGTAGGTATTATTGCTGATTCTGTTGTTCAAGATCCAGATCCAAACCAAGTAACACTAGGTCTTGGAACTTTAACGATTTCTGGTGATTCAAATTTTACTGTTACAGGAAACGCTACATCGCTAGGTTTAGGCTCATTTACAGTAACAGCCGACGCTTCGGTCAGCCCTACAGGAAACGCGTTGACGTTAGCAACTGGAAATGTTACAATTAGCGGAACTGCTTTAGTAAATCCTACAGGAAGTGGTTTAACATTAAATACTAACGAAGCAGGCGTTATTACATGGAATGAGATTGTACCTGGAGCAAATATGGTTTGGACACCAATAGATCCAAGTTAAAATTATGGCATCAACATTTTCAACAGATTTAAAATTAGAATTAGTAGCAACCGGTGAAAAAGCAGGTCTCTGGGGAAGTATTACAAATACAAATTTACAAATATTAGAACAAAGCGCTAGTGGTTATTTAGATTTAAGTTTGGCTAGTGGTAGTGTAACTTTACTCTTATCTGATGGTGCAGCCTCTAATGGTAAAAACTTTTATTTAAAACTATCAGGTAATTTATCTACTAACACAACTTTAACCATGCCTTCTGGCTCTGAAAGAGTTTGGGTGATTAGTGATGAAACTAATAGAACATCAGCTAAATATACTTTAAGTGTAACAACAGCTAGTGGTACAGCAGTGCCAGTTCCAAATGCTGCTACTCTTTTATGTGTATCTGATGGTACAAACACAGTTACAAGAATTATAGAAAAAGGATATTACACAATTGATTCATCATCAGTAACAACATACACAGCTGTAGCAGGTGATCAAATCCTTGCTAACACAACAGCAAACCCAATTACAGTAACATTACCAGCTTCACCAGCCACAGGTGATGAAGTTTCATTTTTAGATGCAAGAGGAACATTTGCTTCTAACAATTTAATCGTTGATAGAAATGGTCAACCAATTAATACAGGAACTTCTAATCTAACTCTAAATACAGCAGGTCAATCTTTTACACTTGTCTACGTAGATTCTACAAGAGGCTGGGCTTATAAAACAAACACAGCATAGGAGCTAACAGATGGCTCTTCAACAAATTAAATTTGCGCCAGGAATAGATCGACAGGATACTTCTGTTGGTGC